GGTGACCACATTTCTATCATTATCCAGTGAAGAACTCACGGGGGACATCAAAAAGGAAACACCCGTCGACCATGGTAAACTAAGAGGCAGTTGGACTCCAAAACAATCCAAAAACAAGCTAGTAGTAGAGAACACCCGTAACTACGCATTATTCGTAGAAAAAGGTACGGGAATATTCGCATCAGAGGGAAGACACCGCATATTCCCAAAGAACGGGAACGTAATGCACGCTAACATCAAAGGCGATGACGTGTTCTTCACCAACAGCCGAGGACAACCTGCACGGCACATGGCAGAAAAAGGATTCATGACCTACCGCAAAAAAATACCAAAACTATTCAAAACATCAATAATCAAACACGCCAAAGGAGGAAAATAGTATGACAGCTTACTACGCAGACCTAGTAACACCACTCGAAGTAATCCCCATGAAATTCTGCCAATGGATAAAAAGCGAAATCACTGAAGATGGATTACTTGAGGAGGTGGATAAGTTCTGTTCCACCTTCCGCACTGAGGGAAGCGTACTTAATTATGAGATATGGGTTAGGAAGATGGACTGGACTGTAAATGAGGAAACAAGTCAAGTAGTCGGCCGTGACAGTATGGTTACACTTGAGTACCCCTTCGAGGTTGCGATTATCGTGGATATGATAGGGGATGAGGAGGAAAGTGAGCGTAAGGCTATACAGTTGCAGGCTAAGACTATTATGAGCATCTTCAAAAACTATGAACGATTAATCTTCGAGGATGCCAGTATAGGCTACGTGAATTACTTCACACTGGACACGGGTTACAATGATGGAAGTATTAACCCAGTGAACAGGGAGGATGACGTGATTATTAAAGGATTCCAGATAACCCTCAATGTAGATGTGAACTATCTGATGTGTTATCAGAGATACAAGAATGAACAAGGAGGAACATAGAGTATGGGAAACTATATGGGAATCTCCTTCACCGATGAAGGAGACGCATACGGAACCAACAAACTATCCACCAAAGCACCAGAATTCTACTGGAGAATCAAGTCCAGTGATGCTGATTGGAACTTCGGTGAATTTGATGATGAAGACCTAGATGAACTCAGAGTAGGATACCCAGAACCAGCCGGAACAGTAGAACTAAGCGGTGCACATATCAGGGCAATGCCAACAATCCTATATGCACTACTCGGTAACTACCTATTCACAGAAAACTATACCACAGTTGAAGTAGATGGGGAACAGGTTTCCGTGAACATGCACGAATTCTGGGCAGGAAACGGATTGGAAGTACCTGAATGGTGTGCCAACATGATCTACGAGGTTGGTAATCAGACCATGATAGATGGTGCAGTAATGGATAGTTTCGAGTTAAACGCGGGACTAAACAAAACCACAGCTGAGTGTGGATTCGTGTACCGTAACGAACAATCCAAAGAAATCAACGTGGAAACCGTAATACAGAACAAGAATATCCTACAAGCATTACCATTGGTAGGGTATGATTGGACTGTAACACTTACAGTTAACGATGAAAGCCTTAACCAGGAAATACAACCTTGTTTTAATGAGGTGAACATCAGCGTTAACAACAATATCTTGACTGGTGATGATGTAAGATGTCTGGGTAAAGACCGTTACGGTTTCAAGCCTACGATGGAGAAAAGGGAAATAGAAGTAACCGGTAAGATTAAGCTCACACCGGAGACCCTACCATTAGTTAACACCTTGAAGTATAAAGGTAGCACTCAAAGTGCTAGTGGTTGGAGATACTGGAACAAATGTCATAACATTGACGGAAGCTTAAAGCTTCGTGCTACTAGTTGTCTTGACAGTGCTGAGTGGATTGAGTTCTACTTCCCTAAGGCTGCTATCAACATTGACCCAATTAAAATAGAAGATGGTAATGTTGATGTGGACATCGCATTGAAGTTATACAATACTAAGAAAGCACCACTCACACAAAAGGTTGACCCTAGTAATCCGGATAGTGCTTATATTCAAGTGGTTACACCGATGCGTGTGAAAGTGCAGAGTAGGGCTCCAAAGGTACAATAAAGGATTGTACAAGAGGTTAGCCTACCACACCCCCCTAACCACCCCCTAAACTATTTTTTTTTGAATCAAATTGTCTAAGAGGAGATATATTATGTCATTTCAAGAATTAATCAAAACAGTACAAAACAAACAGGAAATAACAGTCAACGGCCAAACACTAACCGTCGACAAACTAACAGTAAAAGAACTAGAACAGTATAAGAATATTGTGAACCGTGCACTCGGAACCGTCAAAATGGGAATGGGAAACGAACGCAACCTACAAAGTGCCAACATGAACGTGGAACAAGTAAGTGCAGCACAGGACAAGGCAGACCATTATCTTATCCAGTGCAGTTTCAAGGATGAGGAAATCGGTGAGGAAGAGATTGACAAGTTATATGACTTGTACACGCCACTCGTTGAGGCACTTAAACGTGTTAACAACATTAACGAGGCGGATAATAGTCGGTTAGAAAGTGACTTAAAAAACTCTTAGACTCGCCGGAGGGGATGCATTATGCACGGATGGAGTTTTATGGTTATCATGTGTTCGCAGAGGAGTATGGTGATTTGACTCCTGAGCAGGCACTGTTTATTGATATGGGAGTTTCAAAGGTGTATAATGAATTGTTCGGTGAAGATGAAAAAAGTAAGAGGGAAGTTAGCAGGTTAAGGGGTAGGAGTAGAAGACCACGTAAACACTTCTAGGTTTATTGTGGGGTGTTCTGTTCCTGCTCCTATTTTTTTTTAGGCATATAAATAGATGATGGAGGGAAAAGAATTATGGTAGTAACGGAAACATTACAAGTCATACTTAATGCTAAGGATCAGTTGACGAGTAAGATTAACGAGGTTAACAATGCACTAAGACAAACCGGAACCGCCGCTAACACTGCTAGTTCCAGTGCTACAAGTGCAACTAGCAGACTAGGTAATGCGTACACTCAACTACAGAACAAGGTACGAACAGTCTTCAACAATATTAAGACCACAATCCGTAACAGTACCGCGGGTAAGATAGTTAGTGAGAGCAGCCTCGCTCAGCCGTTCTTGAATGTTGCTGAGAAGATAAGGCAGAAATGGACTAGTATGACTGAAAACTTGAAAAGCAAGATGCAATCGTTAAAGGGTGGTGCAAACACTGATGTGGGTTTTAACATCAGTCCGGCGGGGCTTGCTACTCTTAACGGGCAGGTTACCACTACTACGGGTAAGGTAACAGCACTTGGTAACGTAATGAACAGGATAGCAAGTGGTGCTAGTAAGCTGGGTATTAATTTTGGTACTGCATTCACAACCGCCAGTAGTAAGATAGAAGGATTCAAAACCAAACTATCCACCGCTAAAGACAAAATCACAAACCTAGCCAGTGGACTAAGTGGAGTACAATCCGCAGTAATGGGTGCCTTTGCAATGGTGGGCGTTACAAGCCTAAAGAGTTTCACCATAGAAGCCGCAATAGCACGTGAAAAAGTAAACGCCGTAACAAAAAGCGTAACCGGTAGTGAAGCAGCATTCACAAAAACACAGAAAAGCATAAAAACAGCAATCGCAGGAACAACACTCGGATATAACAACATGGCTACAGCCGTAAACAATGTAGCATTAAGATTCCACCTAACCGGAGATGCAGTAAGTAACCTCGCAGGACCAATGGCCAAAGTAGGTATCATGGCACAGGCAATGGGTAAAAGCAGTAGTGAAGCAGCCAGCATAATGGAACATGCATTCGATGGATTACAAGGAAAATGGAAAAGCTTGAAACAGATTGGTATCACCGAGGCAGATCTTAAAGCTGCTGGTTGGAGTGGTGCTGCGAATGATGTTAATGGTTATGCTGCTGCACTGGATAAGGTGTTAGAGAAAAATCCGAAGTTCAAGGAATTCACTAATACTTTCGAGTATCAGTGGGAGAGCTTTAAGATGACTATTAAGGGAGTGGGTACTGAGATTGGTATGACATTGCTTCCTATATTGAAGAGTTTTCTTAGTATGCTTACTGATTTGAGTAAGAGTCATCCATGGCTTATTAAGATTGCAGTGGTAATTGGTGTGGTAGTGCTTGCTTTAGCTAGTATTGCTACGGTGTTGCTTCCAATCATACAATTAATTGAGATAATTAAGACATTAACCATCGTAACCACGATATGGAATGCTGTTATGGCTATGAACCCTATAACTATTATTGTTATTGCTATCATTGCATTAATCGCTATCTTATGGTACCTATACAATACTAATGAGGAGGTACGGGCTGCTATTGATGGATTCATACAATTTATCTGGGGTAGTGTTGGACCTGCTTGGGATTATCTTTGTGGTTGTGTTGGTAATGCTTGGGGCTGGTTAATGGGGCTTGGTGAATGGTTATCCACCACGTTTACGGATGCATGGAATGGAATAGTGGGCTTCTTTGAATGGCTTGGAAGCATATTCACAAACTTTGGATCATACTTAGAACTGATGTACAACAACTTTGTAACCTGGCTTTGGGGTATTGTTATATATGTATGGACATGGGCAGTGAATGTTTACAACGGATTCATACTTGCAGGATACCAAGCAGTATGGGGATTCCTGTTATGGATTGCATCATTACCTGGTCAGTTCTGGAATTATCTTGTTATGTGTTGGAATAACTTCCTGAACTGGGCGGGTCAAATGATAGCTAAAGCCTCAGAGGCTGGTAACAGAGTAGTAACCGATTTCATCAATTGGATTACAAGCCTGCCTGGTAAGTTCTGGAACTGGTTATTGAATACTATTAACAAGATTAAGGACTTTAAAGACCAGGCGGTGCAGAAGATGAAGGACACTGCTAAGAAGATGGTTGATGACTTTATCGAGTATGTTAAGAAGTTACCGTCTAAGTTTGGTGAATGGCTTGGTAAGATTAAGGATGAGATTTGGGCTCGTCGTGGTGCATTGGTTAGTGCTATTATCCGTCTTGGTTGGGATTTACTCAGAGAGTTTAAGAATGCACTGCTTGGTAGTGTGTTTGGTTCCGCGGAGGTTGGTGGTTTCAACAGGATGGTTTATGATGGTTTGAGTGGTGCTGGTAGTGTTGCATCCCGTGCCGGTTACCTGGTGGGTAACAGTTTTAATGCTGGTGTACTTGATGGTATGGATAAAGCTGGCTTGGATAATATTGGAATCAGTGGTAACGGTCAAGTATTGGCTAGTGTTGAACATGAAATCAGTACCCGGCAGGGAGACTCACAGACACAACTACTAAGGGACATCAAGGACGCACTAGGCAGTCTACGAGTAGAGCATACCGGTAGCATTGACTTTAACCAGAATGTTGACGTCACTGGTGACACAGGCCTAACCGAGGAGGAACTAAGAAGTGCAGTGATGCAGGCATTACAAGACCGTAATGTTCTCAAACAGATAGTGCAGAGCAGAGAGTTCCAATCAATGGATAAACGAATGAAAAACCGTATGATACAGGAAATGAGCAGACACATATAAATGATGAGAGGTGAATAGTGTTTTGACAAGAAAGGAAATAAGAGCCAACAGGGCTCGGGTAGTGGGGAATATCCTCCCCGTCTACTCTGAAATGATGAAAACACATGAATATGAGATATTCAATGCAAAGCAGGACGAGGATGGTACTGGTACTTTCAAGAATATTAACAGTACTCTTCGTAACCTTTACGCATTGAATAAGGGGGTGTATAATGCGGGTAACGTGCTTAATTGGATTTGTGAACATCCACGGGCGGGTACTGGTTTGACTGGAGCGAATCTTAAGAAGGCATTTGCCACTACTGGCGGGGTAAATATGGGTCGGGGTTACCTGACCGTTTATGCTACACCAGTTATTCAAGACCCTACCAGTAACCTTAACCCTGATAATTTCTGTTACACCGTGGAGTTGGATTATGATAGTAGTTATGCTTATGCCATGATGGGATTCCTTAACAGTGCAGAGGATAATGTTAGTCCTGGTATTAGTAAGAAGTTGGATAACCTTGTATCGTATCGTAATAAGGATAACCTTAGTCACGTGTTGGAGTATAAGATGGTTGAGGGCATACTTTACTTGTACGTGGATGGCTGGTATACTGGCCAGTACCTTGATGTCACCGGCCAGTCCCGAGATTTGATGTGTGCCTTCTATATGGGTAGTGCCAGTAGCAATTATACGGGTATTGTGGTGAAGGAGTTAAGGTTAGAACCGCTCGCCGATGTTTACCCGTCCACTTACCTCGCTAGTAACTTGGATGTGTGGGTATGTGATAAGGTTAAGAATGGTACTGGTGTGGCCACGGCTGACCGTGTAGCACCATTTGTGAATGAGGAAACGGGGCGTATGAATGCCGGCCGTGGTTACTGTGCCTATATGAGTAAGGGTATAATTAACCCGTATAATCAGTCACTCAAGAGTCGGTTCACACTTTCCTGTACCGTGTATTGTGATGATGGAACGGGGCAGGAAATACTGTTTGGTGAATTGAATAGTGATGGTACCGATATTACCGGTGCTTTCAAAACTGCACTGGTGAATATTTGTAATGACGATGACTTTAGTGACAGTATCAGTATTGAGTACCGTTGTCTTGATGGTCATGCTTACCTTTATGTTAATGGCAGGTACACTGGTAAAAACAGAGACCTTAACAGCATTAACTATATGCTCGGAATGTACAATAACAAGGCACTCACCAGTAATGATGGTGTAGAGATGAACAACATCACCATAACAGACACTTGTAACTTGTACCCATTCCAGTATCAGATAATGAACCTCGCCGTGTGGCAGTATGCTCAGTACACGGGTGACTCATCCACAAACACTAAAGAACCATTCCTAGTTAGTGGGGCAGTAGATGTGGGTGGAGGAAACTACACCTATCTTAACGCTCCAATACGGATAGAGGATAACGTGGATTACCGTGTTACATTCACATTCACTGGTAGCTCCCAAAGAATAGGGTTGGGTCAGATAACAACAGTTAGTGGTAAAATCAGTCCCACAGGTATAGACCAGCCAATCATCAACTTCATATCCGCGGGAGGTCAAAGCCACAGAGCCACATTCAAAGTCTACAACAAAGTAGCATACCTATTCTTTGACGGTGAATACAGCGGGGTAAAATATGATTTCAGTAATGAAACATTAAGGCAGTATGATAAAAACAAGCACCCGTTCCTGCTTGATGAATTTGTAAGTAGTCATACAAGTAATTTTCAAGAGGAAATGAGCATAAACAGTGATGGTTCACTTTACTGTGGTGTCGGTACTAATATTCGATTAAAGAATAGGGGAACAGGATTAGAGGAATATTTTAGAGGTGATTTTAAAATTGAATGTACTATAGAAGAAACTGGCGGTTCACATTACATGATACAACTAAGTACGCCTTCATATGAAAGTGGAGCGGTACAACTGAATAAGTATACTAATGGTTCAAATGGTATACAAGAAAGAGGCACATCAGGTACTGTTACAAAATCAACAGGATTATCTGCACACCCATTCACCACAACCGCAAATCCTAGAAACACATTGACAATACAAAGATTAAATGGTGTAGTAACAATTTCATACACTGATACAAATGGTACTAATTACTCATATACTTCTGAACAAAACCTAGGAAACAATAGATGTAATATCACATTCTATGGATATACTGACGGTACACTTAATATTCATAACTTGAAAGTTACACCATCCCCAATATTCATAGGATTCTATGATAACGACAACAGTACAGGTATACGAGTACAGAACATCGAAGCATTACCTGGAACACTAAGCAAAGCAATCGGAGACAACCTAATACTACCACCAGCAGACACCGCACAATGGAAATACATCGAAGACAGTAGTTTCTTCTCAACAACATCAGGAGAACAAATACGAGCCGCAGACAACATGATATACACTGCACGGTACAAATTCAACACATTCCTAGTACCACTCAGCAGGGTAAACGAAAACGAGTACATAGTCGAGTTCAGAAAAGGAAGCCACGCCTACATAGGCATAACCAATGACCCGAACACAGTAAAACGCAGAGTAGCAGTACACGTAACCGAAGAAAACGGATTCGATGAAAGTGGTTCCACCAACACACTATCAATATCATTCCGTGGAAGCAGTTACTACCTAAGCAACAGGGGAGGATTCGTAGACGCCAACAACCTACCATCAGAGTTCGGAGACAACGTATACCTCATAGTATACCAGAACAATAGCAATGACCGCATGGTAATTGAACGGATATACGAAAATGTTGCCGGAGGAGGTGAATAAGTTATGCCAACATATACTAAGAGGCCGGGTAAGGTTGTGATGACACCTGGTTATACGTGTGGTAGTACTGATTACCGGTATAAGTGCTGGGATGACCTTGACCAGTTGAAGACTGGTGGTACTGCTGCTAGTCGGCGTGCTGATTACCAGTACCCCTACATTGCGGGTAAGAATGGTACTTATAAGCAGGCTGCTCCACTTGACCTTACCATGTTTGGCTTCGAGTTCGCAGCGGATGAAGTGATTGATCAGATTGATGTTACTTACTCGGTGCAGACTTTTATTAATGAGGGTTATTATCCTAGTTTTGAGCACCCTGTGGTTTCCTTGTTGAATACTACTACGAAGAGTCAACAGGCGAATGAGAAGATTAATGGTAATAAGGTTACTCATACTCATACATGGTATAATGTTCCTACTCGGGCTGTTACTAGTGATTCTTTTGGTGTTCGTTTCTGGTTTGACCAGAACCGTAATACTACACCAGGGCGTATCGAGCTTAGTGATGTTAAGATTGTGGTTAGTACTACGGATTATACGGAGAAGATTGAATTAGGCGTTGATGCCCCGAATAAACTAACTGTGGGTATTACTACTGAGGTCACGTGTAAGATTGAGAAGACTAGTGAAATGTCTTATTCCGGTGCGTTCATCGTGGATTTACCATTCGGTGTGGAGTTGGTTGGTGAGCCGACCCGTGTTGATGGTGATTACGGTGTTACGGTTAGTACACATTCCATTGAGGGCAATCAATATCAGAGCCTGTACTGGATGGTGGATTTGCCGGACGGTCATAGCACGGCACTGTTACAGTTCAAGATTAAAGCGATTACTCCTAGTGCCACGTTCACTTGTTCGGATAAGAAACGAATAACTGAACTGTGCCTTTATGAGGAGGGTAACAAGGAGACACGCTCGTATAGTGCGTTGGTGAATGTTACTCAGATTGAGGCAGTAGTGCAGAGTAACTTTGTGGAAGACCGTAAGAGCATAAGAGCTGACATCGTCTATGATTATAAGGTGAAAGTTTACAGTAATGACCCCACATGGCGTAAAAAGGTACTGCACTTGAAGTATGAGACTGGTATGGATGTGATAACCAACCTCGCCGAGATACTGGCCTTGAATAATGTACTCAGTGCCACATTCAATAGTGGTACTGGTGAGTATGAGATTGTATTCACGGGTGTTCGTATGACTAACCTTGATGTACCAGTCAGTATTGTATTTGATGAGGCGGGCGAGTATGATTTCAAAGCGTGGATGACTATTCAAGCAACTGGTGAACGTATCAGTCCCATCTTTGAGCGAAGCTGTGTGGTGCTCAGTACCAATTTCCAAAAACTAGGATTCACCCGTCTTTGTATCACGGATTATGCTGACCAGATGGCTGATGGTATCGAGTACACCCTCGGTAGTTTGGTGAGGATTGTGCGTAGTGAAAAGGATTATGAAGTGTTCAACTTCGGTAACAATTACAGGATTGGCGTGTATAATGGTGGTGCCGAGGATATAGGGGATGATGTGGACTTTGCAGAGCATGTGCATTGGGCAGAAAACAGTGCCACCACGAAGCTAGAGGAACAGACCGTGAACTTCACCTATAACAGTAATGAACCATTATACATCGTATGGAGTCATACTTATACTGCTGATGCAACGGGACCATATATCACGGTAAACTTTTCGGAGCCTATCCTCGCTGAGAGTAGCGTGTATAAGAGTGTACTGGATAATACTGGAATATCGTTAAAGCCGGTAATTAACACCATACTTAACAGTGACTATGCTACTGCTAAGCTCACCAATAAGGCCAAACAAACCAACCGCACAGCTATCGATGAATGGCAGGATGGGGGCTTGTTTGACCGTGACATCAGTATACTTGGTATGGAGGTCACATTCGATTATGAGGTTACTCATGATTGTAGTGTCGAGGCTGAACTGTATGTGAATGGTAAGCTTAGTGGTTCCCGTGACATCCTTATCTATAAAGGTAATGGTACGGGTACTGTTGGCAGTATCTATGATTTGTTTGGCCTTAGTCCTTCGGATTTGATTAATCGTAATGAGTTGTGTATTAATCCGTTTGAGATTCGGTTCTTTGTGTCTAATCCGTATATGGCGGGTTTTGATGTGAAGATTCGTAATGTTGTGATTAACATTGAATACATACAACGGTCATCTTGTCAGTATGGTTTCACATTGGATGGTGAGTACAGTAAGGACTATGGTATCATACTCTCGGAGGTTACTCATAATCGTGGAACTAAGAATGATAAAAGCTTATACCACGTTGAGGGAACTGATGAAACTATCGTGAACCGGTTAAATGTTGATAGCAAGGACATCGAATTAAGCATCGCCCTTGGTAACAGTTGTGAATATGAGGACTTAAGACATATCATTGACCGTATAGTTGAATTATTCACTAATGACCGGTACATCCACAGTAACAAACCAATCCCTAAACGATTAGTATTCGACCACATGCCAGACAGGTACTATGAAGTAGTAAGAGTCGAGGACTTTGATGACGAATTTGACACACAAATCTACAAGGCAAAGATAAAATTATTGGTACCGCAGGGAACTACCTATGACTTGCAGGAAACCATCACTGGTAAACATGGTTACAGTCCGAGCAGTGTAACAATAAGACCATACATCACATACATCAGTAACACCGCAGGATACGCCAACATCTACGAAGACATTAGTATGCAATCCTTTACGATACATGATACGCGTATCACACAGGGTGTGACAATCAATATCGACTGTGAAAACCGGCGCGTATACCTTGGTAACGAAGACATCACAGAGGGCGTGAACTACAATAGTATGTGGTTCCGTCTGCGTGGGGAATATGACTTCAACAGCGAAACCGGTAATGTAGTTAAAGTAGAATATCATGTAAGGAGAGGATAAACCATGCGTGACGTAAACATAATCATATTCGATTTCCTTGAATCATTCGTGAAATGGTTAGACCCTGACTTAGCAGATATAGAGGAAACCAGTAACGAAAACGCCTGCCGTAAGATTCGGATTACTTACCCTTATGAGCGTGAGGTTATTGATGAAGACACTAAGCTATGGTACCGGCAGGGTAACAAGATATACATTCCGGAGATTAATGGTATCACCAGTTGCCTCTACGTGATAAACACGCAGTACGAGATAGATTTCTGGGATAAGAACACCATCACCGTGGAAGCAGAGGAAGTCCTAACCGAACTAAACTACAACATGCTAAGCTTCCCATCCGGCCAAAACATAACCATCACCAAGGCCAAACTGGAAGAGTGGTTCGGCATGTTCTATGACATCGAGGGAATGGACACTCTACCAAGTAACCGGAAGATAGTATCACCAGAGGGTATAATGAGCCGAATGTCATTGCTTCGTATGATTGAAGAGGAAACCGGCAGAACATTTCAGACCACCTACGACAACGAAGAAAACCATATCCAAAGAACACTCTACCTAGCAGACATGACCAAAACACGGTACATCGCACAAACCGAAACACTAGACCTCAACTACAACCTAGAAAGCCTAGAGTTCATCAAGTCTGAAGAGGACACATACAACGCTATGTGTCCAGTCTTCAACAACCAAACCAACGTAGTAACCGCCGAAGAAATCACCAACAACCCCACAATGAACATAAGCACAGCAGTAATCAACAAAGCAGAACTACGAACAGAAAACAACAACACCATCAAACTAAACACCGACCTCATAACCATAAAAGACTCACTCATAGACGCCGGAGTAATAGACGGCGACACAACCACCGTACCAAGTGGTATAACACAGGTCAACGGAGACCAACTACTCACCGACTGGCTCGCATACACAGTCGAAGAAGGACAAGAAATACCAATGATCATACAACAAGATGACGATGGAAATACTGTCACTACTCAGACTTGGAGTGCTCCTTTCAGTAAGGAAGCTGGTGAGTTGTATATTAAGTATACTGGTGTGAATCAGACGGAGTATAACCTGGTTAGTCCGTATAATCCGGGTCGGTCGCAGGTGATGTTTAAGTGTGGGAAGGAGAATACTAGTGAGACTTTGATGCCGGCTATTTATAATGAGTTGGCTAATAGTTTGTTGAATAAGTTGATGCCTTCTTATGAGTTGAAGATTAGTGTGAAGGATATTCAGGATTTGCTGGGATTGGATAATCTTGGTTATCAGGTCGGGGAGACATTGCAGGTCCGAGTGCCAAACTTCAATTATTACTTACCATGTCGTGTGACTGAGACTGTGAAAAATGCTCATTTCCCTGGTGAAAACACTATCAAGATTGAGACCGAAGTCACCAGCATCTTCGACATGGTGGCAACAGAGATAGTTAGTCAAGACCGTATCATCGGCGAGAACGAGGTTAAAACCATCTTTGGTGGTACTCTCCGTGAGGTAGACTCTAATGTTGCATTGCCGGACAGGTATGTTACCATGGCTATCCGCCTTACTAAAGCGTATCAGGGTAAGGGTGAAACCACACCACAGGAACAGATTGTTAAAAAATTCGACCCCGTTAATGAGACATACATATTTGATGACATTCAGATACAGAACCTTGAAAAAGCCATGCGTAATGACATGATTAAAAATGGTCGTCTCGCAGATTATTATAAGCTCCGTGATGTTGAAGGAAATGTGTATAGTGTTCCCCGACAGGATTGTCATGCAATCTACAATGCACGTAACAATATTTACATCGCCAATGAACAATACTACGGAGACGGAGTAAAACTAGGAGCCGGTTCCTTTGATGACACAATATCAGTACACCGGTATGAAAACGCACGTGCACTAGCAGTTGCAGGCAACCAAACCTTTGAACACTCAAAAATATACTACTATGCAGTAGCCATCGAAGACATTCAACGAAAAAATGCTGTAGGTATAGATGGGCTTGGTTATTCTTCCGAGGCACAGAATGGTCCAACTTGTATGCCCGCCAGTATGAGTAACATCACATCAACGCTCTTTGCTTATCATACTGAGTATGAGTTAGCTACCTTGATGAAAACTAGTGAAGGTGGAACGAACCGTATAGATGCGGAAAAGGTTATGGAAGACCTTGGATTCAAACTGGAGCGTGTACCCGCCACATGGGACAATGTGCAGAAATATGTAGGTCCAAAAAGTTTACTCAGTATAAGTGTGAAAGTTGAATCCCTTGGACCTAATTATTATAAAGGCATCTACCAGGAAAGCGATTATAATGGAGGTCACGCCATCAATGTATGTGCGTGGTATTGGCAGGGTAATGACCGACGGGTATTGGTGCAGGATTCTAACCTTGCAGTGTTTGCCCCATGGTTTAGTGGCTCGTATACTTATAATGATGCTTGGGTTCCATGGGAAGACCTCTTAGCGGGTATTAAAATCACATATCGTGATGGTGATTGGTATGTTCTCACAGACCAGCTTGCCGCAATGGGATACCAACCTTATATGACAGTGATTAGCCCTACTGAAAAGTTACTAGCAGATGTTGATGAGAGTTTACAGACTGCCCTGGTGAACACTGGTTTTGAACCGGAATTGTATAATTATAAGTTCAAGTTGGATGAGATCCGGTCGGCGATTATGGAGGTTATGTGGTTTATTATGAATAGTGGTATGAGTTTGGATATTATGAGTAGTAGTAGTACTTTGAGTACTGCTAGTGGTGTGGAGATGGATAATATTAGTTTGTGGTGGCTCCGTGCGATAGCGTTTGCGGGTATGTATTATTATTATACTCATAAGGAGCGTACTACTAACCTGGTGTTAGAGGTGGGTGCTAAGACTCCTGCTTCTTTGTATTATCAGCGTTTTAGTCGTGTTGTGGATAATGTTGGAGCGTATGATTGGTTTACTGCGTGTAAGGCTGATGACCTTAGTTATTTGTTTGGTTACATATGCAGTACACTATTGTTTAACCTTGGGATTCCGTACAGCCCGTATGACTTCAGTGCCGGCAGTACAAGTTATATCAGTTATGACCTCATAGGCAAAACCGTAGTAGACAAAGCAGGAGTACTCAACGGCGAACGAGTATTACATTACACCATAGTTGACATCTCTGAAATGGAGAACATGGTACCAACTGATAATCGTATGAGAGATTCATTCCAGGATACAGTAATGTTTCTGTGGGCTACCAGTTCCTCACTAGAAAATAGTGCTAGTGTAAAGGATAGCCGGTACCCATTGATGGTTTATCGTTTTGATAATGGTAACGTGTATTATCAGAACATACTGGGCTCGGGTAATAGTCCTGGTAGTAAGTATGATGTGCTTGTCACGAATAGTGGTAATAGTAACCCTTGGAGTGCGACGAGTAAGTCTAACCTATTATTATGGAATCAGGATGTGGCAGAGTTACTAGATGATGGTGACAAGGACAAGATACTCGTCTTGAGTTGGTATAAGGATATAGGAGGAATGGTATAAGATGACAATCCAATACCCCGGACCACTCGACAAAAGCCGTGATGTTTATATTGCAATGGATAATACGAGTAACAAGAATTACACCATATATAACACTATACTTAACAAGTTACGTTCTAATGGTATCACCAAATTACACACCTTTGATGTAGGTCCTAACCACTTATATGAGGCGATGAGAACAGTAGCGAATAAAGGATTAACCAATGCTATCGTTGTTTATGTGGCTAACGGGATTGACCCTACGAATATCAAAGAACTGGGAATGGCAGGACCTAACGGTGAATGGGGTAAATTATGGGGTAATGATAACACGGGGCGTAAGTGTAGGTCACTTGGTAATGATGTGGTTATTGCATTGTTCTATGATAGTTGTGACCCTACAAGGCCGTCCGGTACGTGTTATAATAGTATTTTGACTCGTAGTCCTCGTACGGATGTTGTTGATGGTGGTCGGTGGCCTAGTGGTGAGAAACCATTGGATTACATGAAACGTAACAAGATATACATCGTAAACCGTAGTAGTAATCAACATAACAAGAATAACAGTAGCTTCGATTATGATGCTATTAAGGATTATACTGGTGAAAAGATTGGGCAGGCAATCGCTGACCTTTTCACACAGGGCCAACCGGATGAGAATGGGGGAACACCCAACGCACCAGGCAACACTAACACACCAACAGTCACACCTACACTAACACCCACAACTGACCCTAACGCTACCAAAGTAGTAGCCACCAAAACCATCACACAAACCTACACCCACCCACACTATGAACGAGTATACAAGTTAAAGACCGATAAAAACGGTGCATTCCAACTACTACACACACTACCATACAAGGCCGAGTACAGTATCACCATGAAGTACGGTGGAGACAAAACACATAATGGAACCACACGTACAATCAAGGTACAGAACTATGCTAAGAACAGCCAGGTATTCGAGGAAAAACTATTACACACAGAGACCACCATCAAATACACTGATAACACCACGGAAACCACGAGCACCGGTGCCAAACCGGACACTAAGCATTGGCGTAAAGTAGTAACCACCGAAAACTATGAGAACGGTGTAATCAAAAACAAGACCACAAAGACACTCTACGGTGACCTAGTACTACAGGAAGCAGAACAACAACCAGACATCACAATACCCGTAGACACTACTCCTCCAATAGACATCACCAACCCTACACTAGTGAACCCATCAGAGATGGCAAGCCCATTCAATAAACAAATACCAACCATGGCTAATGGTATACCGAATGTATTGTACATGACTGAGGGCGGTAAGAACTTTGTAATGGTATCTGAGAAAACATACACCTTATCCGAGGAACAGTACAGAGGAGTATTCCAACGTGACAGCAAAATGCTACAACTGAATAATTACTACGTGCCACGATATACCGCCTTTGAGAGTGAAGACACTACAACGTGGAATGTAGTAAAACGTGAAGTATGGAACGCAGTTGAAGAGAGTGTTATGTATTATATGGTAGGACATTGGGGTGCTGCATGGCCGTCTAAGATACAAGTTGATTTCGCTAATCACAAAACAATAATTGGTGGAAATACGGTCAATTGGAAGGCCGCCTCATGCCAATACCATTTCGTAAGTGACAAGCAAGATGGTAATTTAAGTAATAGTAAACCAGGTAATAAATCCTGTGGGGACGCAAGTGGTAGTGTCTGTACTCAGATACTTCACAACTATGTCTCCGAATGGAAGTTTATACAAACAGTAGGAGAAGAAATAGGTCCCGCCAGTATCAATACGGTGGTTAAAAATTATAACATGACAAGTCAAGTCGTTAGTGGTCAGCGTGGTATTGCTTTGGATTGGCTTAAGGCTCGTAAACCGTTTGTATGGCATAGTGATTATCATTACTTTGTAATGGCAGATATTAACGATGAAGGTAACCGTATTCTTGTCTGTAACAGTGCTTATGGTACTAGTGGTGTTCACGGAAGTGGCAGCGGTAACTGGGGATTAAGTAGTGGCTGGAACGGTGCTTATGATACCAGTTACCATACAGGTAATGGTAATTACGGTGCTCATGCGAGAGTGTCTTGTAATTGGACTATTAGTGCCGATGAAAAGACTAGGTTGAATAATTTCTTTAGTAGTATGGGTGGAGCGTGGAAACGTGATAACACTCTGAAACAGAACGAAAAAATAAGGAGGCCGTTAGTATAATGAAAGAAGAACAGCATAGACCCGTAATAGCAATAGACTTCGACGGCGTACTAAACAAATACAAAGGCTGGAAAGGACACGACACACTATACAAACCACAAAGCGGAGCAAGATACTTCCTACAACAACTCTACAAAAACTACGACATAACAATATTCACATGCAGAGACATACGCACCGTACACAAATGGCTACAGGAAAACAAACTAGACCAGTACATCACCACAGTAACCAACCTCAAACCCATAGCACACGCCTACATAGACGACCGAGCAATACCCTACACGGGTAACTACAAAGAAACACTAAACGAACTCAAAAAATTCAAACCATGGTGGCAAGAATGACACTAAATTGTGAGACCATACAATTAAAAAAAGGCTCCAATGGAGCAGAAGTAAAAGAACTACAACGCAACCTACAAACACTGGGCTACTATGATGGCCGACTCGATGGGGACTTCGGATCATACACCGACACTGCACTAAGGGCATTCCAAAAGAAACAAGGCTTATTAGTAGATGGAATATGTGGCCCCGTAACCTGCAAGAAAATCAATAACCTAATAAACAATAGTAAATCAGACTGTTACTATCGTAATGGTGTATATCATAGTGGACCTCACTGGGTAGGACCTGGGTGTAACAAGATGGGACAATGCACAGGCTATTATTGTGCACCTTGCAGTATCAGACAACAACTTGCTAAACAAGGAATCGATAATTACACACAACAGACCATCGCACGATACGCAGGTACAACTACAGCAGGTACCAGTCATTGGGGTATTGAAACCGCCCTTGCTAAAATTGCAAGATTGGAAGACATTAACATCAAAGTAGAATGGAAGAACTTCAGCGACCTTGGCAGTACTATTGGTGCTCGTTTCAAGGCTTTGGGCGAGATTATCAGTAACCCTGATAAGGGCGTAATCCTACATACCTTATATCTGAATCGTTACGGGCATTATGAAAGTGTGCAAGAAGTGAATACTAATAATAGCAGTACTGTTATATTGAATAGTCTTGGCAGTAAATGTAATAGTCCTGCTTATTGTGGCCGTAAGGAAACACGAACATATGCTTACCTCGCACAGAACCTGCGGGGCATCAGTCAGAAAAGCGTATGCATACTAACATTCACAAAATAAACAGAGAGTGTGATACTATGAACAGCATAACCATAGAAGAACTCAAAAAAGAATACCCAGAACACCTATACGAAGTCGAACTACTAATCACCTACACAGACAAACTAAGAGACGGATGCCCAGACAAAAGAAAAGACTACCTAGAACAGGCACAGACAAAACTCAACACACTCTATGCAGTCAAACCGGCACCCGTACTGGTTGATGTGCAGGCAGTACTGAATGAGTACCGTAATGAGTTTGACATTACTGATCCTCGGGAAGTGGTGAATGATGAGGGCTTCGTCCAATAGTATTTCTTCACCACCCCTTTGACCCCCCCACACTTTTTTGTCCTATGATGTTATGACTGTTTGGTCATAGTGGAGGAAATCGAAACTAATTTAAAGGAGACATATCATATTTAATTCTAAGCAGGAGATAGTGTAAGAGCATAAGTGGCTTGGCAGTCTGTTTGGTCTTGTCTGTCCCCCTATGTTATGTATCATATTCACTTATTACTTTATTAGGATGAGATTAAGGGCTGCTACGCCATGTGCTCTCCCATTATTTTTTGTTTGCGTGTTATTCCAGTATAAGCTCCAACTAATTTTTCACTGGCAATAATTACTATATAATCAGTCGTGGTTTTGTGATTCAAGCGTTATAGTTTGGTGAGTATAGCGAACTAGTGAGTCAATAATATTATATAGTTTCAATACACAATACAATAGTATGACAAGCAGAACATATAACCAAGAGAAAATATGGGAACCCGAAGACGAACGCATACTCCAACAATGGAGACGAACACAACAAATCCGAGAATCAACATTCACAAACTACCGGTACAGTATCCGGAGATACACAAAAGCCACACACATGACACTCACACAACTATACAACGAAGCACTAACCGAAGAAGAACAACACATACCAAAGCACCGCAGGAGCATAAAAACACACATACTCGACTACTACGACTGGCTAGACAAACAACCATTCACCGAAAGCACCAAAAACCAATCAATATACATCGTGGTGAGCTTCTACAAAAGCCTAGACATAACACTACCCAACATCCCCAACAACTACGATGACACACCCTTACCAGAAAACACTGAGAAAATGATAACACCCGAGATTATACGGTTAATGCTGGATAATGCTAGTGTTCGTAACAAGGCAATTATTAGCTTTGCCATGATGACTGGTCAAAGTCCGAACGAACTATGCCATATCACAATACTTGACATTATCAAGTGTTGGAATAGTGAGTTGGAACATCCCATCTTTGACCTGCCGGACATCTGGAAATACAAAAAAGACATACTCGAACTCAAGGCCCCTGCTATGAGAATCAAAAGACTCAAAACCAATAACACCTACTGGTTCTACGTACCCAGTGAAACAAGCAGGTACATAATCGAGTATCTCTACGAACGAGTAGCCGGTAGGAACACTAATATACGGATACACAGCCTTGATGACCCCCTTTTTGTTAATAAGATGGGTGAACCCTGCACCGCTCAGAACATTAGTAAAGTGTTCACAGTCACGGGGGAAAAATGCGGATTCCACCACCCCGAACTCTTCGATGACAAACTAAGATTACTCTTAGAGCGTAGGCATGGACACCAAAGAGTATACTGTGCCTATAAGTTCCGGAAATACTTCCTTAACATGTGCCGACGATATGCGGGGACCCGCCCAGACACACCCACAGAACAATCCTACACGGGCAAGGAACTAGGGGATTTTTGGATAGGTCATCAGGACAAGGGCAGTATTAGCAGTTACTTGCAGTATGATGATAGTGATGTGAGGGAGTTGCAGTATCATTACCTGCAAATGTTACCTTACCTGTCATTGGAGATGGAAGTGGACACTATCACATCGGAGGATAAGAGGGAGTTCCTGCAAATGAAAGAACGCTACGAGGATGTACTAAATGAGATGGAAGAGTTACGAGATTATGTCCGTAAAAAACACCACTTGGACTCCCTAGCTAAGGAGTACGGGTTAGAGTAAAATACTATTATACCATTACCAAGGGAATGAGATTATATGGGGCACACGGGGGTGTGTTCTCTGATCTTGTTCCCCCTTTTTTTTATCGCACTTTTTTTTTACTTCGTTATACCTTGATTATTGGTACCCCCCACCCCCACCGACTCTGTCAGAGAGGGGCGGAAAAGCCTTTAAATACTCCATAGGACATAATAAAAATTAGACAAACATTATGGGGGATTGATACACAGAGTTAATAGAATATGGGTGATTTGGTGGGGGTTATTGTTGTCATGATTTGCATAACCTTTATATAGTATGTTGTCTAAACATTATATTATGTGCTAAATACTTAGCACATAGGAGGATATAAAAACATGACATTGTTGTTAAAAACAAGAACAAAAATCAGAAGACGTTCAAAAAAACAACAACAAGCATTAATCCTCAACATCCCTGCACAAATCAGGGACATAATGAAAATCGAGCATGGAACAGAGGTAACACTCACAGTATGCTTGGAAAATGAGAAAACCTACCTACGGGTAGAAAAACAAGATTAATGACTTTGTAAAGGATAATACACACTCACATGAGAAGGTTTGTTTAGCAGAACATATACTCTCATGTGAGGGTATAATCCAGCGAGTCCATGTCACGTTTTCCACCAACATAATAGTAAGTGGGAGTTTTGTAACACAATTACTATTTTTGTGCTACATTACATATACATCTTACTACTATTTCTTTTACTGGGAATGTGATGTAGGCCACTAGGAGAACATTATCCTTTATCAAACACACTTAATCTATTTTTCATGATGGAGGAACAGTATGATATTGAATACTAAGATAACCGAAGTATTAGAATTATTCACCTTAGCATTCCAAAAGGAACAAGTAACATCAGAGTATCTAGAACAATTACTGACAACCGAAGATTACAAACCAGATATTGAAATCAGCGTATCAACAAACAACAAATCAAGCATGATGGATATTAATGTAATCTACTCACCATTAACATATGATGACATCGAACAAGCCCACTCATGTATAACTCGAGTGGATACTGTTTTCAGCACATTCAAAGACTATTCTAGAACCCAACATTGGACTAAGCGAGGATTAGACATTCACATCAGACTTTATGGGGGCGATTGTGATGTCTCTGAATAAGACGAGGATAATCCGTATTGATGAAGACATAGACACATTCCTTGCAGAACAAGACAACGCTAGTGACTTTATACGAAGCCTTATTGTCAAGTACATGAATGAGTCAACGAACCTGTTACTTAAGAAACATGATTTGGAACAGGAACAGTTAAAGTTAGAGACCCAGTTGAAAGATGTTCAGTTACAATTGCAGTGTTTGGATCAGGAGATTGCAGAGGCTGAGCAGCGTAAGATGTGGCGTTGTGAGGGTTATGATGAGAGTGTTGAACGGTTGTTATTCATGGATAAGGTTACTATGAGTGATATTGAGTATCAGTCCAAGTTATTGGATGTGAATGTGACTCAGTATAAGGAGTGGTTGTATCTTGATGGGGTGTATGATAGGATTCTCTTGAAAATCATGTAGGAGTAATTGTGTATATCTGTATATACGTTTTGTATATCTGTATATACACACTTTCTTTTATAGATTTGCAGAGAGTTAACACTAACACTAACATGGAGGTATAAGATTGATAGATACCAACAGACTAGAACAAATCCTACACCAAGAATACAACGAACAACTACACAACCAAGACACAACAACCCTAACACTAGACTACCACACACTAGAACAATACTACACCACACTAGCAGACCAACTAATACACGACTACCACAGAACAATATACACAATACAAAACACAATCAACACAATAACAACACACAACACACACAAAACAGTAAAAATACGAGGAATACCAACCACACCAATAAACCAGATACACAACCAAACACGGGGCAAACTAATAAGCACCGAAGGAACAGTACGAAAAACCAGCACAGTATACAACCAAATACAAACGATAGCATGGACATGTAACAACTGCGGAAGCGACACAGTCTACACGGTAGATTATGAAGACAAAATCACACCACCAAAGGACAAATGCAACTACTGCAACAAGAAAAAAGGGTACACACTCAACACTGATAAGAGCGTGTTCAAAGATGTTCAGAAGTTCACCTTACAGGAAAACCTTGAACATGTACAGAGCGGTTTCAAACCTGCCGAGATAACAGGGTTCCTGGAAGATGCACAGGTCAACACTATCAAACCAGGTGACAAGGTAACAGTCAATGGTGTGATAGAACTCCGTAATAAGAATAAGACTAACAAGTTCAGGGAATACTTGCTTACAGAACATTGTGAGCATATGAACAAGGAATACGAGGAAATACAAGTAACGCCCGAAGACATACGAAAGTTCAAGGAATACGCTGAATCTCATGACATGATAACGGAGTTCAAACAGCGTATCGCACCCACACTACATGGTTATGACATAGTCAAGGAAGCCCTTGTACTACAGATATTCGGATCAGACACCACCCATAATCCTGATGGCACTTACAATCGGGGCGACATTCACATATTACTTATTGGTGACCCTGGTATTGGTAAGAGTCAGATACTTAAGAGTATAGTTAATGTGGTGCCACGTGGAATTTATACTAGTGGTAAGAGCAGTAGTGGTGCAGGACTCACGGCCAGTGCAGTTAAGGATGAAACTGATAACTGGAACTTCGAGGCGGGAGCTATGGTACTCGCCGATAAGGGAATGGTTTGTATCGACGAGTTCGATAAAATGCGGGACAGTGACCGCAGTGCCATTCACGAAGCACTGGAACAGCAGACTATTAGTATGGCTAAGGCAGGTAATATTGTGACACTCAATAGTCGGTGTAGTGTATTGGCTGCTGCTAATCCTAAGTATGGTCGGTTTAATGAGCGTAAGAGTATTCAGGAACAGATTAACCTGTCGGATACATTGTTATCAAGGTTTGACCTCATATTCATACTACGTGACCGTAGGGACAGAGAATATGACAAACAAGTAGCATTATCCATCCTGAACGCAACCACAACAACACCAGGGGATGACTTCGATTATAAGAAGTATGTTAGTTACGTGCGACAAGCAGTGAACCCCACTGTATCAGAGGAAGCGGAGGAAATGCTCGTCAAATACTATCAGGATTGGCGGGGAACAAGTGATGTTAACGATGACGGCTTCATCGTCACCGCCCGACAATTCATGGGATTAACCAGACTGGCAAAGGCAAGTGCACGTGCAAGACTATCAGACAAGGTAACCGTTGAGGACGTGGAACGAGCAGTGAAACTAGAAAACTACTGCATAAACAATACTGGTTACAGCATTGATGAAACCAACAAGCCAATGAAGGTAGAGGACAAACTTGACAAATTCAAGGAGTTACTACCATCACTAAGCGAATCATGGAATAATAAGATACCATCACGGATATTATTCCGTGAAGCCGATAAGGTCGGAGTACCACGTGATGATGCCCTTAACTGGCTTACTGCTATGGACGAAACAGGGTATATCGTGTTAGACCCTGATGATCAAGTATGGAGTCTTAGAGATGCCTAACTGGTTTGTAGAGTATAAGCGTCAGCAGTTAGCGGATAAATGCCGTTACGATATACACCGTGCCATGTTTATTCTGACAATGTTGGGTTATGGGCATAGTGTTTGTGAGGTGTTCACGTGTGGTTATGAGAACCATTTATTGCCTCGTACCCGGTGGAAGCGTGACCGTAGGATTAGTCGGTACCCGTTAAGGGTGTTGGAGTATCCTGGTTATATGGATTGGTGGAATGCTTTGCAGGGTTGGAATGTTTTGATTAGACGTGAGGATTTTGATAATAGTAGGAATGTTGTTGTAGGTGACCCCTATGGAGTGGGTGAACCGTTTTTTAGAACGTTTCATATGTGGGATTACGTGTTAACACATATGAATGAGTATATATTGCAGCATGAGGCCATTTATGGTCCTAAGGAAATGTGGCGGAAGGATTTATACAAATAACAGGGGAGTTGATAAGTTATGGTGATTGAGAAAACAAAGAAGGGTGAACTGCTTAATATGAGAGCAGACATTCAAGCGTTAATTGAAAGACTCAACAATGAGTTCATCAGAGGGACACCTAATTATGATAGTGTTCATCGTGATGTAGCATATCAGGTGAGAAAGCACCTAATAGAAGCAGACAATGAGATTAACACCTACAGGTTAAAAACCAGGTGATAACATTGAAGAGACACGAACGATTAAAGAAACAGTTCGACGAAGCCCTCGAGAAATTCGGGAGTCCGGAGTTGAACATGGCAGAAAAACGGAGAATGCTCAAGCAACTACGAGACTTGGAGCAGGAAATGGATAAATACTACAACATAGGTGAGAATCATGGAATTAAAGAATAAATACATATTCTGGAATGATGACAACAGCGAAAAAGTCTACGGACAGATAGTCAAAATTGAGTCAATGAAAGACCCAATGACACAACTACAGAAAAAAGACAAAAAAGGAAGAGGCGTATCAAGGATAGTGTTCAGGACACAGGAACAAGGTGACGTGTTCGTAAGAATACTTGACACTCAGAGGGCATTCTTTGAGCCTCAACTTGGTAAGAGGGGTTACATTTGTCATGACCATACTAACAATTACTTAACTTTTGATGAGTATGATGAGTATGATCATGAGCCGGTCAGAGAGCCCCTTAGTCTTGAAGAATTATTTGAGTATGAGCCGGAAGAATCCGAAAAACTGAGTATGGATTCAGTTATTGATGAGGTCGAGGGTTATTGTAACCGTATTAATGAGTTGTTGAATAAGCAGATATTGGAAGAGAATGAGATTAATGGAGCGTATCTCCGTAAAGTGAGAGATGCTAACATTGGAACCGTTCAGGTAATTATTGACATGAGAATGAGGGATGTTATATGAAGTATATTGTAAACGATATGGGAACTGTGAACATGGGCAGTGTTGCCACTTATATAGCTGTACTCACAGCCTTTTTAATCAGCTTATGTATGGTGGTGGGAGTATGAGCATCCGTGAAAAAATAGTCAACTGGTTGCTTAAAGAGGATGAAGTCATAACCAAAAAAACAGAACACGTCGAAAGCCTAACAAAAACACAACAACCTAAAACACATCCAAAACGAAAACGAAAAAATGTCTGCCCTATCATATGGGGGGGGGCGACGTGTCTAAAGGAGTAATTAAACAAAGAGATGATGGATTATGGGCTTACTGGTATGATGGAGGACGCCCACGCCAAGTCAAAGGAGAATATGAAGACTTAAAAAGTAAACTATTACTGTTCAGGAAAGTGGGATGCACTTCCGAAAATTGGAAGAGCATACTAAATAAGCAGCACACACATAAACCAACTGACGATAGATATATCATGAAAAATTCCCATAGAACAGGGTATATCCTACGAAAACGAATTGATAACAAAAACATTAATTTTGGAGTCTATTCGTCTAAGGAAAAAGCTAGAAAAATTAGGGATTACTTAGAATATCATAACTGGGATTTGGATTACCACCCATCCAAAATATGTAAAAAGGATAGAGTTTCTGTAGACGAATATTACCTAAGTATGCTCCCAATAATTTATGGGGATAATGAATATGCTCAGTATCAAGAAAACAATGGGGGCAAAGAATATGGCCGACACAAATGAGGTCTTGTTAGCAAGTTATGTTAACAAGAATAAGGAATTAGAAAAGCAGGTAACAGAGTTACAGCAGACAGTCGATGATTACCGGAACAGGTTCGGAACTTACACGAAGGAACAATCACAATTATTGCTCAAGATTCAACGAGTAAAGAATGTGTTACTCAACAGTAAAATCACGAAGACTGGTTACAACAACTATACTAAGTATAGTTATTTTGAGTTGCAGGACATCACACCAGTAATAATACCAGCACTACTCGAGGAAAAACTGGCAAGTAAGTTCTACATGAATGATGAAAGAATATACTTGCAGATAATCGACACGGAAACTGGTGCCTGGGATCAAGTCAGTACCAAACTGAAAGTGTATCCGCGGAATGATAGTCCTAAGGGTGATTTGACTTATTTGATGAAGGATGAGCAGGCTGCTCAGACGTATGCTCGTAGGACATTATGGTTGTTAATGCTTGACATTGTTGAGCCGGTTCCTGAGGAAGTAGAGAAGCGGAAGACTAGTAAGACACCTAAGGGTAATGGTGTTCAAAGTGAAATTGAACTGCCTGATAACATGGATGAGATATTAAGTGACGTGTTCAAGCAGATAAAACATGACTTCAAGGGCAAAGTTCCATTTAACAAGAAGACCCTTACTAATAAATTGAATAGTATGAGGAAAAGTAACAAACTTGGTGAGGATACCTATAACAAGTGCATAGAAATAGTGAAAGCATGTTAATTCAGAACCAAACACGCACCAGGAAATGTAAATGGTGTGGCAGGACATTCAGAGTACCACTCGGCAGGGAGTATAATGCAACAAAATACTGTTGCATTAAATGCTCCTACTATGCCTACCTAGAAAAACACAACCTCGCTCAGAGGAAGTACCTAAGGGAATACGAGGAGCTATGGAAACACAGCGATAAGCAATTGGGTAGTATAGGCTTAGGGTGTACTCCTGAGGAAGACTTTGAAGAGGAACTCAAGAAAATCCGGAAGGAACTAAAGATGAGAGGATTACGATGAAGTTAACAGAAAAAAGGATAGAACTCTGGGAAATCGACAACTACCCAGAACATAAAAACCGAGTATTCAGGATAAGCTACGTGGAACGAGGAGATGTACGCAGATTAGAAAAAATCTTCCAAAACAAAATTTACCTAAGACAGTATTTGGAAGATCCGAAAAATACCAAAATAAAACTGTATGTGGGTGATGTAGTTGAATCAGAGCCAGTATGACAGTAGAGTATGGGAAGTTGCCACCATTATTAAGCTGGTGGCTGGTATGAATATTCGGAGCGTGGGGATTGTGGCAAACAATCTGAGACGCAGGTATGATATTGACAATTTAGATGATGAAATAACTAATGATGACATTTATGAACAATACTGCACGGAGTGTGAACGATAATGATAGGATATATTAAGGAAGTAGTAACAGATTTTGGTCGCCATATGGATAGTGTGATTCCACGTGGTGTGAATAGCGAAGTATTCCTAGAGCTGAAGTATGGGAACAAAGCCAAACTGGAAAAGTTCCATGAGGAACACAACCTAATCGACTCTGACCTCGTTGAGAAAGTAGCGGTCAGAGAGTTCCTCAAGTTACCGGATGAGGAAATAGTAAGAAGATGCTTACAGTACATGGAGCGTGACAGAATATGACACCCAGGGAAGGAGAACGAAAAGTAGAATTATACACGGGATACCTAGCACTAGGGGTTATGGCCGTACTGGTATTGGTTGTTATCTTTTTAGTGTTACAGTTCTTAGTAGGGTTACTGTGTGCTATTAGTATGGGGGGATAAGATGTTACTGCCAATATTGAATGAAGAACTTAGAATAATAGCAACGGTCAAGTTCGAGGACAACCTAACCCTTGAACATGTGCCACAGTATGTGAACCAGAATGGTCGACTTGGATTGAAACGGTTAGATGAATCCTACGGGGCATTAGAAGACAGTATTGTCTATATGTTCTATGACCCTGAGAATCCTAAGACTTCCTATGCTGAGATTATCACGGATAAGGAAGCCTATAAGTACTGCCTTAACCGTGGTAAACTGGACTTAGCAGAGGAACTAGGATTGAAATATGTGGAAGGAGTTGAAGTAATATGACATTATTAAAGGACATTAACGAATACAAAGGCAATGTGGAAAAACGGATAGAAGAGTACGAGGGTACCAGTTACCCTGATACGAACAGGGCGTTACTAGAATGTAACTCCCTACTAACATCTGTAGAAGTAATGGTTAAACATTTTGAACTAAGATTAAAGAGGGAAAAAATACTCCTAAAGAACTCAGAAGAGTATCAAGTGTTCAAAACACTAAAGGCTAAGGACGAACAAGCCTTCATGGATACATACGAGATTAGTGAACGAATACTTGACCTCAAAGCAATCCGTAACAAGTTAAGATACAAAAGAGAATACTACGAGTTCCAACTACAGGAACTAAAAGAGGACGATTAACGTGATAACCAGTGAAGAGTTATTAGAATGTTGGCATAACCGTAACAACAGCATAACCATCGCTGATGTTACATTGAATGAAGGCGAGGTAATGTATACTGCTACGGTACTAGGAGCATTAACACCCCAGGACACAGAGGCCTTACGGACAAGAGAAGTCCTGGGAAGATGCAAGGCATGTTACCGTAGCCACGTAACATTCCTGGTATGTGCCAACAGTATTAAGATACTCAATGACACTTACAAAGAAATCCTATAACTGAGGTGAAAGTATTATGTTCAAGGAATGGAACAAAGCATTTGACAAACTAAGACACAAATACGAAACATGGCAAATATTCAGAGACTTCCTAGACATGACAATAGACAACTTCACCATACCAGGAATGCAACCACTATTCACACACAAAGACAGATACACAGACCAGGAATATGAATGGTTCGGGGAACTATTCACAGCATACATGAAAGGAATGCAAAAAGCCCTCGAAGATCATGACTACTATGACTTCCTTGGCACTTGGTGGGAGAGTGATGTTAATATGACTAACAAGTTCCGGGCACAGTTCTTTACACCATTGGATGTTTGTGTGCTTATGGAGGAGTTGACCGTGACTGATTTAGGTGAGTCTCCTCGTGTGATGTATGATTGTTGTTGCGGGTCTGGTAGGTTTGGTTTGGTGCATCATCATCTTCGTCCGCAGGATTATTATTTCTTTAATGACCTTGATGATTATGCTGTGAAGATGACTATTTTTAATATGCTATTCCATGGCATGCGGGGAGTGGTAGCACATATGAATACTTTGACTGAGGAAGTGTTCAATTGTTGGCAGGTAACACCTTACATGAATGAGGGGTTACCGTATATTGTACCATATGGTACTGATATTAGGGGTGCTTTGTCATTCCTGCCACGTGGCAGAATAATAGAAGCACCTACTCCAGCACCACCTATTAAAGATAAAGGTGAGGATAAGAAGCCACCCGTTAAGAACAGTGGAGGATTAGACTCATGGTTGACAAAGTAGAAATAATCCTACCATCTAAGAAAGTAACCACAAACCATATCAGACAACAACACAGAACAGAACAACCAGAACTAAGACCACACGGAACATCACTAGTAGAAAACGAGTTCGAGAACCTAAACACCGAACTCGACCCCTACCTACACGAAAACACAAAGTACTACCTAAACACAATAGTACAAGAAATAACACCACTAGTCAGCCAAACACAACTACTGGAAATAGTGAAAATATTATGCTCAACATTCAACTGTGTCGAGTGCATAAAAAAGGAACGAAAAGGAGACTACCGTAAACGGAACCAGTTCCTACTCACAGAGTTCCTGAACACTAAAACAGCAGAAAGTTGCAGTAAACAAACAATACAATACTATAAAACCACAGTGGAACGGTTCATAGAATACGTGGATAAACACTTAGATGATGTAAGCACCGAAGACTGTGAGAGGTACTTCATGTACGGTTTGACTAAAGACCGCCCATGGACTCCCACAACACAGGACAATGTCCGCAGAATACTAAACACGTTCTACGTATGGGCAGTAGGTAGAAGATATGTGCTGTTCAATCCGTTAACCCCAATTAAGCCAACAAAGAATAAGAAGTACCGTGTCAAAAAACCATTCACAAACACAGACGTAATCAAAATGCGAGATGCCTGCGATACAATCCGAGACCGTGCTATAATTGAATTACTATTGAGTAGTGGTATACGTGTAGCAGAGTTAATGGGATTGAATAGAGAGGACATTAACTGGCCTGAAAAAGAGTTCACAGTAATAGGTAAAGGAAACAAACAAAGATACGGATACTTCAATGAACAAGCCGGATTCTACCTACAGAAATACCTTGAAAGCAGGACTGATGATAACGAAGCCTTATTCGTAACACTACACCACCCTTATACTCGTTTCGGAATAACCGGAATAGAAACCATGGTAAGAGAATTAGGAAAACGTGCAGGAATAAAAGGCAGAGCACACCCACACAGATTCAGACACACATTCGCAACCAACGCACTCAACAAAGGAGTACCACTCGAACAAGTACAACAATTACTAGGACACGAACAACTCGACACCACACTGATCTATGCTAAAGTTGCACGTGAAGATGTAAAATACAATCACAAAAAACTAATGAACTAGGAAGGAGGGATTAGTATGTTTTATGTACACAAAAACAATTACGGATACTCCGTTGTGGGAAATTACAACAAATACTACGGTAATTACCCCACTTACAAAGAAGCATTTGAAAAAGCACAACAACTAATAGATGAAGGAACACTAAGGAAACCAGTGTGTCAAAGACCATTAAGACATATTCAACGCACAGCCAGTGGTAACTGGACTATCCGGAAAACAATTAATGGCGAAAGACATACATACGGTACTTTCAAAACATTAGCCGATGCAATGAATGAGAGGGACTATCTCGAAAGTATTGGGTGGGATTATGACAATATGTGACAATCAATGTAACGGTTACAAACGAGTAACCAAATACGTATACCAATACTACAACAAATACGTAATCAAACAAAAACAACAAACACTATACATCACAAACACACTAGAAGACGCACTCCAAAAAAAACAAGAACTACAACAACAAGGCAAACTAAGACCACTACTACGAGGACTCCACAGAAACCCAGAAAACAGGTACATCACCAAAACCCACTCCGGCACATACGCTATAAGAAAAATGGTGAACGGATACCACCAACACTTCGGCACCTACAAAACACTCGAGGATGCTCGGGAGGAACGGGATTACTTAGAACAGATTGACTGGGATTATGACAACATGGAGTGAAAAATAATGGTAAATGACAACATAATAACACAAAAAATGTACCACAAAGTACGAGGAATAATACGAGGAGAACTAATACATTTATCATGTTCAGAATGCAAAAGACAGGACATGTATTCTTTTTGTGATTGTCTGACGGAAGGGGGGGTGTGTTTCAAACCCCGAGATGAATATGTTGATAAGATAGCATTGAAGATTTGTTTAGTAATAGGAGAACCCCTAGAAGACTTAGAAGACTAAGGAGGATTAAAGAATGGCAACCAAGATTATGAATGTAAAAGACTTAAAAGATTCCCTCGAAGAAATTCCAGAGGATACTCCAGTATACGTCAGCACGGGACTCGCATATCAGGACTTGGTTAGCGTGGACTACCAAGAAGAAGACGGTCTAATCTATCCGAGAGGAGTATATCTTGACACAATGGTACTTTTAAAGTAGTAAACGGAGAATGATTAAATGGATGACCGTTACAAAGTTTCACATGATGAAATGATACTTGACAAAGAGACCATGACATACTTATCAATAGAAGAGGCATGCAACAAACTAAACACCTACGATGCACTCATGGACTTCATGAGAGAATTAGCCACACGAATAAACGAGGAGGACACAAAAAGATGAAGATTATAGAACACCATGGTAACATCAAGTTACAATACAAGCAACAGGTCAAACACAATAAAACCACAGACAAAACAACAATCCCCACGGAGATAATTGAATACCTAGACATAAAAGACACAGTCTACATCTACCAGAACAAGCAAGGACAAACCACCATCACCACAACCAAACCCACCGTAGAACACAAAACAACACACGTATACAAAGACCACACCATCAACATACCCCCGACAATCATACCCAGCATCACCACTGAAGACCACATACTACTAACACTAGACTTATCAAGTGTCGATGACTACAAAAACGGACTAGGACTACTAACCCTCACCACCCCCTAACCACCCACACTTTACTATTTTTTAACCACTACACCTATATGTCACACACCCTAAACAATACACTTTAACCACTTTGTTTTTGTCAAACAGTAGTATGAGGATGAACAAAAAAAATCAAGGAACACACCGGTACAACAAACTATGCCCCGAATGCAAGGGCAACACATATGCGGAAGACCCTGTACACCAGGAAATCACCTGTCGTGAATGTGGATTAGTACTGGTAGCACCATACACCTATGGCTTAGTGTTCCCTGGATACCTGTATCACCCTCGAGAGCGAAAAATCCATGTCCGGATTGTTTCACCGTTTGCAAATCTAAATCGGAGATTGTTAATCAGGTACCAGTTCTAATACACAACAAGATATGGGGGTACCCATGTGGAGACTGGTAACATTATTAGTGCATTTATTCATGTATATAGACTCTAATTATTTTACTCCGGCCAAATCTGGTGAGAGTGTTGGGATTGTGTGTGTAACCCTGATTATGATCATGAATACTACACAACAAAGGCATGTCAGGACAATGGGATTATAATAAATGGGATAAAAAAAGCAGATGATGAAAGGGTTGAGTACACCCGCCACCCTGTGAGGCATTTACAATATTAGTCTGGGGTGGAACACACATTAGTTTAACCAAAAAATTATCCACACATATAATAGGACCATGAAGGAGAACAGGATGGACACAACATGTTGAATTATGGGGAGAACCGAAACCCTAAGGGAATAATCCCTTAATGCATCCAACCAAAATACATTTTGTATCACTCTTTCAAAATATAGTTAAGGGACATAATTGTGTAATGAGATCTTCAATTATACCACACCAAAGTTAAGTTTTATTATTTTCCTCCGTTTAGGCAAAGGGGAATGTTTATTCGGTATTAGTATTTGACGTAAATATAATAATGATTCCAAGAAGGGAAGAAGACAATGAGGGGAACCATCACCTACATTATGGTTGCCCCCGTGTTATTGTCGGCAAAGGTTTTAGAGATTACCTATTGTTCCACCCCCCTGGTTATTTTGGGGATTATTCATTGGGGTGGTGTTCCCCCTTTCATGTTGTGGGGTTCTCTTATTGATGTCTATTGTGTGTGGTTGGCCTCACATGGTAAGGGGCGTGTGTACTCCTAGTGACACCTTCCCCCCATATCATCGCTTAGGTTATCCAAAATAATGTAATCCTATTGCAGTTATTTTGTTGGGGATTACCACCAGAACCAGATGGGATTCACACTACCCCTGCTCTCACATGTATTTTTGGCCTAATGAGCGAAACAGTAAACAATAATGGACATGACTAATTCATATGATAAAGATGGGATTGAAAGGGATTACTATTAAGAGAACAAATACGAGATTCATTTTTTCAAAAATTATCAACTATTGATTATGATTTCCAGTATAAAATATTTGTAGTGTTGCAATTAGTCAAAAAGGACACCAACCACTTACAACCCCCTAAGCCCCATACCCTAAGCATTGGTCTACCCTAAGGTTGGATTTTTTTACACGTTATCCAAAAGGGGGATTAGAGACTATTCCACGTAAACAGGGGAGTAATGGGGATAATGGGAGTAGCATGTGGCGTTGTGTGTGTCCGTGTCTCATATGGCATTTGATGTGGAATTGTTCTTTGTCTTTAATGAAATTTAATATACTTATTCAAGTTTACTCTTATAATTACTCGAATGGTGGTTCAATTCCACCCAATCCCAAAACACACAACACGAACGAATGGGTTCTGAAAGGATATAAATTGCTTGGTCGCAAAATAAATAATGGAGTGGGTTCGATTCCCACCAGAACCAAATTACACACACATAGATTATGGTTGTGACAGGAAACTCCATTTTGTACTCTATGGTGGTTCGATTCCACCCACAACCAAAAAATAACCCTTAACCACCAAACGATAATAGGAAGTGGGGTTCTGAAAGGAATAGAATTTTTCTACGCACCATCAATTCCTGTAACAGTAGAAAAAGTTTCAACGGGGGTTCAATTCCCCCCAGAACCAGAATATACACACCACGCAGATTAATGGTTGTGACAGGAAAGAAAGATTAGACGTGGACAATGATCCAAAGAAGATGAAGAGGATAAATATAGTCATATTATTATTATTTTTTTACTCTGTGGTGGTTCGATTCCACCCACAACCAATTCCCTCAATTACGTGAACACCCAAAAAATCACACACTTTGATATGTGAACAAATTTTTAAGCTAATTTTTTTAATTAATGTACCCAAACATAGACTACTGCACATGATAACCGTAGCAGAGTATATTTGATAAGAACTAGACGGGGAGGTGAACACAGGATATGAACGCAGACAACCAACAAACCATAATACGAATATTCGGAGCCTGCCTAATCATAGCACTCACTGGTACAATACTACTAGCCACTATGGGCACTGGCATCGAATTAATAACAATCTTCCTAGGAATAGTCACCACAATCGTGGGAATACTAGCCACATTCCTACAAGGCAAGACAATGACAGAGAAACAGGAAGAAACACTAGAACAATACTATAAAGACAAACAAGACACGGAATCAGGCAAAGAATGAGGAGAGTATGTGTAACGAGAACAAAAACAAGGATGAAGATGTCCGGTTCCTAAGCTATAAACTAGACCAACTTGAGAAGAACCTCCGCGAAGGACAGGAGAAACTGGAAAAGGAGCAATCCACTAATTACAAACAATTGATTACTATTCTTCAGCAGTTGCAGGAGGGTAATAATATTCAGAATCAGAAGTTGATTGAGTTGACTGAGAAGCAGAAGGTTGTGGAAGGTAAGGTTGTTTGTATTGACCGGTTGAAGGAGGTTGCTACGAAGCATAATACTGAGATTCATGAGTTGGAGCGTCGGTTGGAGATTTATAAGCAGGTGTTGTTTGTGGTTGGTACTGGTGTGGCTGTGGCTTTGGTTACTGAGGTGTTGCGGATATTATAGGACGATTATTTAGGATTAATTAATGGAACAGATTATATTTTGGAGGAAGAGACAATTGAAAACAATAACAGAACTAAAAGCAGACCAAGAATTATTAATAACAGCAGTAAACATACTAGACCAGATAACAATGGAAGAAAATGATATAAGCAGAGAGGATGCTGATTTCACCGCCTATGAAAGCTGGGCAGTAACTGATGTAAAAAACGAGTTACAAGCCAAAATAGGAGAGTTACAAGTTTTAATAGAATACCAAGAAGCCAACACCAATGAGGCAGATGAGGCTGCTGATGGTGAACAAGTAA